GCTGCACCTGGGCGATGGTTGATGTATGCATCAAAGTACACAACATCAAGAGGTCCCTTGAGCTGAGCGGCTTTTGAAGTTACCCAGTACTCGTTGTAGTAGATGTTCATCGCTCCATCGAGCGTGAGCTTCTTAATGTTCAGGTCAGGATGTGCGTTCTTCGCAATCCCGAACTTCGTCTCACCGCCGGCATCGGCTGGGTCATTGACGTAACCTGTCTTTTTCTTCTGCGCTTTCGAGGAGCAACAACCATCAATGGTTTCTTGGTCGGTCATATCGAAAGCCGACCCAACCTCGCTAATCATTGCGATACGGAAGGCTGCTACAAAATCGTCTGAAAAATCACTCATGGCTGTTCACTCCTCAAAATTTCAACAAATATTTATCTTAGTAGAGGAGCTCGCAAGCAGAGACATTCGCCAGGTATTTTTGGTAGAGATCGTACGGCCCAATCATCGCGCTGAGGATTGAACTTTGATTGGTGTCTGGCCCGATAGGGTGACACATCATCGTAGCCTTCTGAATCATCGGATGGACGAGGTATTCTTCCTTCTCGTATCCAACAACGTGGATGTCAGCAGTCGAGTACCGATTCGTCGTCGATGAGAGAAGGAATGCGGTGTACATGTTCGTCGAACAAACATGGATCGGGACCGAGTCCACCATCGAAGTATCCCGATCGACAACCAGAATGTTCCAACTGGCTGGGACCGAGAACTTGAACCCATTGAGCATGATCGCCACGGTCGGACCGCAAGTCTCTTCGAGATAATGGATCGGTGACAGGACGAAGTCCAGCATCGGACCTGAGAAGTTCCAGAAGTATTTCGGAATGACCGGAGAGTCCAGTGACTGGATCAGATACGGGCGACCGAACTCAGGGAGTAGTAGCATCGAAAGTCCTTTTATTCTTATTGTTTTACGGGACTCAGTGGTCTCGGGTATTAGAGAATTTTACACCAAAAGATCATCACTGGACATTGATTTTTTGACATCATAGACAAGTTTCGTCGTGCCAGTGATTTCGTATTCCGCTTCTTTGTAGTGTTTCTTGCGCTCGTTCGAGTGCTTCTTCGAGAACTTGAGTTTCGAGTAGACATCGACAACCTTGACACGGTTCTTGTCACCAGATCTGCGAAGACCGCGACCAACGGATTGGATTGCCTTGATGAAGCTCTTACCAGCATCGACCATCATGAGACAGAAGATTCTATTGATCGAGATTCCGGTCGATGCAATCCCAGAGGTTGCGATCGTGATGATCCCGTCCATGTCCTGATACTTGTCGTAGTTCTCCTTTCGAAGATCCTTGTCCGAGTCTCCATACAGAAACACAGAGTCCGGAATGACCTTCTGAAGCTTTCGGCCGAACTGGACAGAGTTCACTAATACCATGGTGTTCCCGTACTTGTCACGGTATGCCATCACGAGCTCGGCTATACGTTCCAGGCGATCCTCGTTCCTTGAGACAAATGACTTTTCAGCCGCATAATCTGGAAGATCTGCTACGTCCTGTGTCTCAACCATGTCGATGTCGACATCAGACAAGTATCCATTATCGATCAGCCATCTTGATGTGACTTCACAATGGACAGCACCAATCGAGCATTTCAGTGTGTACTGGTCAGTCGTCGGCTTCGGCATTGTGCCAGTGACGCCGTATCGATAAGCAATTTTCTTACCGTAAACATTCACCAACTCTTTGATCACTTCAGCCTTGGCACCGTGAGCCTCATCGATGATCACGACGTCGTACATCACAACGATGTTCGGGTTGTACTGAAGCGACTGCCAAGTAGCCACAGTCGACATCGTCCCAAGGACTTTAGTGTCGCCGGAATACTCGCCCACATCAATGCCAACAGTTCGCAGTTCAGCTGCGGTCTGGGACACCAGATCGGAAGATGGAACTATGATCAGAACATTCATGTTGGACTGGTTGAAGACCCAACACATGCCGGCGCAAAGAAGAGTTTTCCCAGCGCCAGTTGCAAGCTTAGCAAAGCCAGAACCCTGCTCGATCAAGACCTTTACAGCCTCGACCTGATACGGACGCATCTTGATTCCATACTCGGCGAAAAAGGTGTCTTCAGTGAGTTGAGCCGTTGGGACTTTGACCGGAGGACGAGAGTCGTTGATGTCGATCTCATAGCCCCATGACACTAGCCACGGAACAATCTCGTCCAGTATTTTGGTGTAGGTCTTGCCAGTCTTCTCGAAATACCGATACTTCCCATCCCAGCGCTTGAGCTGGAACGAAGGCATATGACGGTGCCCGTCTACGAAGAAGCCAAAGGTTTCCCAGAGTTTGGTGTAGTGGTCAGGATAGAGGCCGCCGATGACGCAATCGACCTCACTGGTGATGTTAATCGTGCAGCGCTTTTCCATCGTCTTGCTCACAGTTAAAAAGAAGTTTGTAGTACATTCGGTAGAAGAGAAAGTTCAGTCGATCATCTTCATACACATGGTTCAGACGATAATCAAAAGCAGTGCCTTCGAACTTGGACATCTCTTCTTCAATCACCGAGTTCAGGTACATCCCCTTAGTGATGTTGAAGAAGTAAGATGTCCGGTCGATCTCACCATCAACGTCCTCGACAAGAGCATCAGCCAGAACATCAAACTGTTTGATCAACCAATCAAGGTAGTTCATTCTTTGTATGTGCCTGATGACAATGGCGACCAGACGGCATACTTTGCCCAGAACGCAGGGCGACCTAATGGAGTCTCATACGAGATTCTGATTCTGGCGACTTGCCAACCTGACACCAAAGCAAAATCTTCAAGTCTGGTAAACTTCCCGTACTTGAAGAATGGTAAGTAAAAGACCACGCCTTTGGTTCTCACATGATTAGAAACGGACTTCATAGGGAAGTGTTGGAGGGTCTTGAAGATCACGAAAACAGAAGAATTGAAAAGTTCACCTTCCTCACGAGACTGTTTCGAAATCAGCTTACTGAAAAATTTCTTGAACATAGTTCCTCCTTAGATTACAGCGGCTTCGATTTGAGCCACTCGCAGTTTTGTGATGTCCGCAAGACGCCATCCCATGTTCTTCAGACCTTCAACAACAGCTTCGAATTTTCGTTTGGTGTTCGTAACCTCGAGCATGATCTGGTACATGGTCACATACTCTTCATCACCGGCGATGTAGGCCTCGATGTCACGACCGGAGAGTTTGAAGTTGTAGTTTTCCATGTACTTCTTCCAACGAAAGGCTCTGACTTCCTCAAGTTTCATCTTGATGAATTCTTCAAGGCTTTTCAGCTCACGGAACTTGGTATCAAACTTGATCAGATTTTGGGAGTGCTCTTTGTTGAGCTGCTCAAGCCGGTGACCAGTCATCTCAAACATCTGAGTGATTTTTTCTTCATCGAGCAGAGCTTCAAACTCAGCCAGGACATCCACCACTAAGGACAGATTTCCTGCGACTCTTGAAATTTGTGAGGCCATTTCTTACTCCATGTTGAGCTGAATTTTCAGCCTCTTCACATCTCGCCCAAACTGGGCTGCGGCGTATTTATCGCTTGGGGTTTTTGAGATTGTGAGGTAGTGGGATCGGGTAGGCGTATAGACCTTATCGTGTTTCGAGCCATGTTCTAGGAACCAGCCCTCACTGATAAGGTCTTTCACCATCTTCTTCATTTCTTTTCGAGCATCGGCGCTCACTGGATTACCCTGAAACCTTTTGGTGCTGTAAACGCTCAAAAACCTGACGGCACAATTCCTCGCCAAGCACTCTGTGTAGTTCCTCAGGGAAGCGTCCAACCCCATCCTGAATTGCTTCAATGTTCATCTCAAATGTTATTCGTGCAACAGGACAGAAAGACGTTGGATCAACATCGTTCTCGACAGAGATAACTCTCATATCAACCTTTCTCAATGTTAAAGAATTTTGTACCAGCAACGAGACCAAGTTCGGCACAATCTTCGGCACTGAGTTGAGCATCGCTGAACTTGTTCTCGAAGTAGTCATGACAGTACCGGCAAGTCTCACCGCAAACTTCTTCATCGCAACGGAAGCCGTCTTTGGTAAACCATTTGTTCAAGAACTTGCCAAGACCCTTGTTTGGAATGTTCACGTTGTGCTCATAGGACAGTTCGTCCTTCTCGTTGTAGATCGTCTCCAACGGTTTCCACAGTTGGAGCAAGTTACCGCTCCACGAACGAGACAGATAAGCCTCAGCGACAGTGGTGATGTACTTCGTCGTGGCTGTACGACCGGTGATCTTGTAGTTGTAGATCCCGAGACCCTCGTAACGTTGAATGTCCTCAGGACGAACAAAGCGAAGCTTGAGCCAAGAGGTGATGTCGGTTGCTCTGGCCGAGACGCAGTACTTCATCGGGTACGTGTCAAAGAGCATCGCATCCTCTTTGGTCTTGTCTGTAGAGTGGGCGATGTAGCAAGCATCTCTGAACGTGCAATGAGTGGTGGAATCTCCAGAGCCAACCCCACAGAACTCATTGACCATGAGCTCGTAAAGCATGCCATTCGCATTGCAGTAGTCGGCGGCCTGGCTGAGGAACTTGACATTTCTGTTCTTCATCAGATTACCGCAGACCTTGTCGATGTTGAAGGTGTCCTTCAGGTACTTGAGCTGAGTGACAGCATCAAGGTGCGAGATGGTACTGAGTTCGATCTTGATCTCATCCGAAACCTCGCGAATCAACTCGAACAGGATTGGGTTCGCTGCTGTGATACGGTACACACCGATGTCAGCAAGATAGCGAATGTGATCCTTGATCTCATTTTTGTAAGTGTCAAGTTCTCTCTTCGAACCTGGGTTGATCGAGTTCATCGTGTAGTTGAATCGAATCCCATTGTCGAGTGATAGGCGCACATACTTTTCGAAATCGGTCATACTGATTTCCGGAAGCCGGAAATCTGGGCGTGCTGACAAAAAGGCGTGGGCGCGGTCAGAGCCATAGAACTCATCGACTTGTACGCCCTGGTCACGGAAGCGAGCATTGAGCTCAGCTACTTTGTGAACCAGCTGCGGGTCGAAGTTACAACCAAGTTTGTAACTAGTGAATTGCTTTTCCATGATAGACCTTAATAGAAGATGGATGAGACCGTAGCCTCATCCATCAGTTGCTTAGGCCGGGACCGATTCTTGCGTCGGGTCCGGTTCAGGTTCGAGGAGCTTGACTTCAGCCAATTGCTCTTCGGTGCGAAGCTTCGGATGATTCATGAGCTTTGCAACGAGTTCCTCATTGAGCTGCTTACGTTGGAACTTGAACAACTCGCCACCGATCGTAGCGCTGTACCAGCCGCCATTCTTGGTGACCACGCCAGCTACCTCAAGCATTTCGAGCAGGCCGGAGTAACGGTTCATACCGACGTCGTATGGAACCTCGACCTCGATCTTGGATCCGAGTTTTGCGAAGCGAGACTTGAAGGTCTCAACGCTCATTCGAATACCAACAACCTCTGCATCTTCCTTGAGCTTGAGCTTCGTGATCAGCATGATCTGCGAGGCCGAGTAGCGTACAGCGCCGTTGATAGCCCAGACGCCTTCACCCTTCATCGGGTCACCGGCATAGACCTGGTGGGTCGCGATGAATGCAATGTTCAGACGAGAGATGCGAGACACAACGGTACGGAGCAGATGCTTCATCTGCTTGGCACGTTGACCTTGGTCGCCCTTCTGTTCACCCTTCGAGAAGTTGTCGTTCTCGGTATCGGTCAGGAGCATGTCCAGTGAGTCGAGGAAGATGACGACCTTCGGAGCATCCTTGTTGTTGCGGCCATATTCTTTCTCGTAGCCGGTAATGAACTCAGAAAGGACACTGACCACATCGGACATCGTGACGACGCCGAAGTACAAGAATTTCTCAGCGGTGATGTCCACACCGATTGCACCGAGGAAGGAGGTGTCAAGAGCGTTCTCAGAATCTAGACACACGATGAATGCGCCTTCATCTTGAGCGTTCTTCAGAATGTTGCCACCGAGATAGGACTTACCTGCACCAGACGGGCCAGCCAGAATCGTCACACGACCGTTCGGGACCCCATTGCCAAATGAACCAGACATGATCTTGTTCAAGGCGAGATTGCCAGTGTCATACCAGAAGGCCGGCGGCGAAAAGTCCGTCGTGATCGTATCGATCTTTGTCACTGCTTTGGTGACGTTTTTGATAAATGACAATGATACTGCCATATTGTTCTCCTGTAGAAAAAGAAAACCCGAAGGCCTTTTTACAAGCCTTCGGGTGAAAGGCGAACCCTTTCGGATCCGCCTAGACCTGAACAGCTCTTAGGAGGCTGCTTGGGCTGCTGCGCGAGCGCGAATCTGTTCGAGAATCGAGGTCGCTTTGCCACCTGCCGCAGGAGAAGCGTCAGCCGGTTGTTGCGAAGCTACATCCGGAGTGGAAGGAGTGGAAGGAGTAGAAGAGCCAGCCGGAGTGGAAGTACCAGTGCCAGTCGGAGCCGCATCACCAGAACCTTGATCATCATTGTACTGGGCGCCGGTTTCAGAAGCCAGAATCAGGGCTTCCATCGTGGCGCGATCCATGTACTTGGTACGGCGATCCTTCAGGTTGAACAGAGTGATCTTGCTGATGTCTTCTTCAGAGATGTCAGTCTGCTTCGGCGAGAAGTTGGAGGTCGAGTAGTCAGCGAATTCGCCGGTCTTGGCCTTGCGGATACGGAAGTCGTAACCACCCTTGAAGCTGTCGGGATCGTTCTCGATGTCGCCGGAAGCGATGGCGGTCTTGATCACGTTGAAGATCTTCGGACCGATCTGAGCGAGTTTGGCCAGGTTGGTGCCGTTGTCGAATTCAAACGGTGAGGTTTGGACCTTGACCGAAGTCAGGAATTCCTTCTTCTTCCAGAACTTCTTGCCGAGAGCTTCATTCTTCTCGACATTGTAGTAGTGCTGGGACTTTTCGCAGCACGGGCAGGATTCGCCGTACATGGTCAAGCAAGGAACAACGCGCTTTTTGCCGTTGACGATCAGGGAGTGGGTGAGGTTTTCGACATAGAAGCCGGTCGGGTTGTCTTGATCAGCATCCGGGAGGAAGCGGACAACTGCCATCTGGTTCGGTTCCATCTTCCAGAACGGGTAGAAATCCTTCCAACCGCCAGAATCACCACCACCAGTTTCTTCTTTGTTTTTTTCGTTTTCGAATTGGGCTCTGAGTTCAGCCAGGGAAAGACGTGCCATAATTAAAATCTCCAAAGTAATCAAAAGTTAAAAGTTGTCTTGCAAAAAACTACAAAGTTGCCAGCGATTTCGTCTGACAGATCTATTTATAGTTTTCCGAAGATTTGTTTCGGATTTTGATTACTGGGAGAACCCAAGCTGAAGCATGGTCGATCAAATTCATGTTTTATTCTTCTTCTTGTTTTATTGTTGTTCTCGAATTCGTCTCGATCCGATGAATGAATTGTACTACAACTGCAGTGAAATTACTTTTTAATGATCTGAATTGTCGAGTTCCTGAAAGCGACTTTCACTTTTTTCTGCTGAAGGCCGTCGAAGCTCCTCGAGCTCTTTTTCAAGGCGACTGATGAGACTCAGTTGATCCTCAATGATTACCGCCGCCACTGCACGTTGTTGGTGAAGCTCGCGATAAAGATGTTCCTGACTAGCGAACATACTCATCACTAGGTGTTGTCTGAGTTTCTTGGTGAATTCAGTCATTGATGATGAGTCCAGTTGACGATCTTTATTGCTTTAGCTTTGGCTGCGGTAACAATGTTGGTGACGTTGACATCGCCATCAGTCCAGAGTTTATTCACGATGAAGGCGAGATCACCAAGTTCAGTTTCCAAAAGTTGGCGATTGGTCTTCGGATTCTCAATGAGTGGATTGCAGCTCTCGTACCCGTGACGGAGGATCTTACCGACCACTTGGATGACCTCACCAGCTTCTTCAGCGAGGATTGCTAGACGCTCAGCCTGAGCCGGCGTCAGCTGGTTGAAGTGTTCCATTTGTTACTCCTTTATTATTTTTGTTTTGGTGCAACTTTTCGAAACTCTGATGCTAAGGCCTGCATCTCAGGCCTGAAGGTTGCATCGATGACATCCCAATCATCTGGGGTATTCATGATGCGACCATACAACTCATTTGAAGCAGCGTAGTCTGTAATTCTTCCGGTCGTGGCAAGCTGTATCCCGAACTGGTAGATTCTGAACGAATGAAACAGGCTTTTCTTCGCTATGTATGGCGCTCTATCCTCAGGAACTATAAGCTTCTTCTTCGCTTTGACCCATGAATGGTTAGACTTTTCTGAAACGGATGAACGCAGAGTTGAGAGGTTGAGCTTGAAGTTCAGCTTGATCTTATCCCTGAAC